GCTGCCCAGCTTGTACTCGATCAGCACTACACCGTTGCCGCCGCTGCAACGGCAATGAATGTCGGTAAATCCACGATGGATAAATGGGTTCGCCAGCTTAAAGAAGAACGCGCAGGGAAATCCCCAAAGGCCTCTCCGATGACGCCTGAGCAACTTCGCATTCGTGAATTAGAAAAACGACTGCAACGTGTTGAAATGGAAAACGATATATTAAAAAAGGCTACCGCGCTCTTGATGTCAGACTCCCTGAACAATTCTCGTTAGTTGAGAAACTCAGGACGCGGTTTCCTGTTGCCTTTATTTGCAATGTGTTCGGGATCCATCGCAGTAGCTATCGGTACTGGCTAAGCCGACCGCAGAAACCTGATGCAAAACACATCATTATACTAAGCCTGGTTCGTGAAGTTTATCATGCCAGTAATGGCTCTGCGGGGGCCCGGAGCATTGCCGATATGGTCAGCGCAAAAGGTGTTCCGTTGAGTCGCTGGCGGGCCAGTAAGATAATGAAAGAGCTGAATATTGTTAGTTGCCAGCAACCGGATCATCGCTACAAAAAAGCCACAAAAGAGCATGTGGATATCCCTAATCATCTGGATCGCCAGTTTGCAGAAACGGAACCTAATCAGACCTGGTGCGGCGACGTGACCTACATCTGGACGGACAAACGCTGGGCTTATCTGGCGGTTGTTCTGGATTTATTTTCCCGCAAGCCAATAGGCTGGGCGATGTCGTTTTCTCCGGACTCAGGTCTGACAGGAAAAGCATTAACGATGGCCTGGGAAGCCAGGGGGAAACCGGCTGACGTTATGTATCATTCTGACCAGGGAAGTCACTATACCAGCAGGGAATTCAGACGGTTACTGTGGCGTTATCGTATAAAGCAAAGCATGAGTCGCCGTGGAAACTGCTGGGACAACAGCCCAATGGAACGATTTTTTCGCAGCCTGAAATCAGAATGGGTACCGAACTGTGGATACGCTAATTTTAGCGAAGCAAATAGATCAATAACAAATTACATCATTGGTTATTACAGCCAGCTCATACCCCACCAATATAACGGTGGCTTAACACCCAATGAGTCAGAGCGATTGTTCGGGAAAAACTCTAAAACTGTGGCCAGTTTTTGTTGACCACTTCACCCAACGCATCTTTGATGATCACCTTAGCAAGTGCAACATCTTCAGGTTTAGATGGATCCATTTTAGTGGCATCGTTTATCTCGAACGCTTTGAGCATTCTGGCTTCGTCAAAGCCTTCTTGACTCATGAACCTGACCCACTCATACAGATGAGTCCAAGGATTACGCTTCCATCCCATAACAATATGTCCTATAAGAAATTTATGAGTAGCCAGAATAACCTATTGTTTTGTTGCGAGATCAAGAAACTTGTGCGGATTTATAATTTCATCAGCCTTGCTTTGAATCATTGGAAAATAAATTCATTGAATTTTGCATAATCTACCCGACTGCATTATGTACTCTTTGAGGTACTCAATCACTTTATTGTCTTTGATGGCGCTCTCTCTGAGATCGAGAACAGCCCGTCCACCAGCGCCAGAGAGTTCGACTTGTGCTGCATCGCCCACGCCGCAGGTGCCGGAAGTGCTGTTCCTGATGAGCTGACTGGTGGCGAGATTTGCTGCCGCGATGTGCACCCGGCGAGTACCAGCAGCGACATCAGCGCGCAACTTCTCATTTTCTGCCTGTTCATCTGCTAATTCCTTGGTGTGCTTGGCATCCAGCGCCGCCAGCGCCGTTTGTGCCGCTTCGGTACGCTTCTTCTGATTGGTCAGGTCAATCACGGCCTGATCGCTTATTTTCTTCAGCTCTGCGGTGTGGGACTGTTTCAGAATGGCCACGTCAGTATCCCAGCGCATGCCTTCAATCCACCAGGCCAGTGCCAGACCCGCAATGAAAGCCAGTGCAATCGAAAAGTTATTATTCATCCAGCCCCCAGCATGTCAGTTCACTTTCCTGATCACGCCGGATGACTTGGACTGAGCAGTTATTCGACCGAATTCGGCAATCCTTCCCGCCGTCCCAAATCCAGCGTTTAATCTCTGCGCACGCCCCGAGGCGGTCACCTGCGTTAATTTTGCGGTAAAACGTCGAGGGAAAGCATTTACCGGGACCTATGTTCCAAGGACAGAATGACGCGATCCCGACTTTCTGTGGGGCTGTCAGCAGGATGTGAATGTTTTTATCAACCCACGCCAGCGCTTTGGCCTGCTCTACTCTGTCGATAGCATCACACTGCGTCCGCGTCAATTTCATGCCTTGGAGTACAGGTTGGCCATTCACATACGTAACGCCACCGCAAATTGTCCAGACACCGCCGCGATCTGCGTAAGCAGTAAGGCTGGTGCCTTCTTTTTCACTTTGAAACTGAGCCATCATTACCGGTGCTGAAGCGCCAGTAGCTATCAGCGCCAGCATTGCCGCGCTGAGTTTGGTTTTAATATTTGCCATATCAGCCTTCCGCTTTTAAAAGCGCTTCGCTGATCACCTTCGCGGCGGCTGGCTTTTCGTGAGCTGGTTTAGCCCGCGCGTCGTCAAGATAGTCGCTGACGATTTTGGTGCGTTTTTCATTTTCCTTTCGTGCCTTGCGGGCATCCAGGCGACCACTGACATACGACGCAAAGGAAATGATCACGCCGATGAGGCCAAACAGCATGTAAACCATGTCTTGAGTGGTGAAACCGCAGGCAGCCGCTATCGCAGCGAACCACGCAAAGAACTGCGTGACGATGTTTCCTGAGCTTTGGTCCATTTTCATAGTCTCCCCCTCCGGTCAGCCGGTTGGGTGCGTAGTAGTGAGGTATTTAGCGGCTCAGTCCGTTTGCGAAAGGATGAGTGGTTAGCTGATTGACTTGCCGCCAAAACGAGAAAAGGCCACCAACTTGGCAGCCTCAAAAACGCAAAAACCCGCACATTGGCGGGTTCAAATAACTTCTGTAATTAAAGATGTAATGCCTGCCCCACCCGGCGCTTATCTCCGGCACTCCTAATGGCTTAGCTCTTGAAGGGGCGAATTCATCATCTCAGATTAATCCTGATGACATTTAACAATATTTGCGAATTTAACCATTTTTAGACCAATAAAATACAACATTGTGATCCAGCCCCAGGAATCAGCGACCGTGGTGATACCTGCTCGGATATTAATAAACCTTTATCGCTGCGAGTGTCCTCACAACCGAATTTAGGGTATAAAAAAGGCTACGAACGGCAGCTTCTAGAAAGTGTTTTATAGTGACGACACTACTCAATAAGGACATGTATATGAAAAATAAAATCTTCGTTGTATTAATGCTCACCGGCATGCTCACCAGTTTTTCAGGACTTGCGGAACTCTTGCAGTGCAGTATCAACGTCGGCAATCTCTCCGATTGCCAGCCATATCCATCAACGAAAAATGCCCCTCTACTCAGAAGCGATGGAAAGGTTTCTTTATGCGAGATTAATAGCGGACAGGTTGGCTCATGCTCATCAAATTATGACGGTGAAATAGTCATCAAGAGAGGTAGTGGTTACTCTGAATGCAATGTTGAGTATGGCGAACTGAAAGGCTGCACTCCTCCTGTTTATTCTGGCTCAGCGATTATTGATACTAGCCAGAAATAAGGTTAAAGCTTTTCGATGAGCAGCGAATACATGGCATGGGTGTTATCGAAAGGCGATCCGGCCGTGTGGGGGCAAAGATGCCCGAAAATCAGCTATCCACGCGATGCTGATGATTTCGGCCGTTGCGTCGGTCTCGTTGTTGCCATGCCCAGCTATGAATTTCTCGTTGATGAAATGCGCATTAACCATGGCGTTTATTGGGCCGCAGTAGCGGCGAACTGGTATCCGTGGGTGAAGCTGTACGGCTTAGGTCGGTATAAAGAACTGAATCAGGCCATGCGATTAGCCTATTCAAAGGCAGACGAATAATGGCTCGCAGGAGGGTGTACTGGGACGACCGGCAGGTTACGTACCGCAGCCCCTCTTATGATTTTCTAACTGATTCAGCGGCTGTTCTTTGTCCGTAAATCAACCTATCGCGTGATATAATTTGTAAAACCCTACGGTATAGAGAGGAACAATGACCACTCTATCAGGAATCTTGCAGACACCAGACGGAACAGCGATTGCTGGCGCCAAAATCACATTTGAAGCTGTTCGAAACTCTGAGCAGGTTACATTTCATGCAACTTCATCATTGACCACCGGAAGCGATGGTTCTTACTCACTCACGCTGCCAGTTGGTTCGTTTAAAGTATTTATCAACTACGACGCAAACAGAATAATTAATGTTGGCGTGATTACTATCCTTGATGGTTCGGTCGACGGCACACTTAATGATTATCTACTGACCAATATGCCCCCTGTAGATGATGTGCTTTCCCTCCTTGGCGCTCCAGGCGGAGTGTCGCTTGTAAATGGCGCTATGGATAAGGCGCAAAATCTTAATGATGTTGCAAGTATATCGTCAGCAAGAACCAACCTTGATGTTGATAGCAAGGACGAAAGTCAGGCTCGTTCTGATGCTGTATTGTCATCCCTATTAGCAGATAATGGTGTGGACTTGGTGGGCGGAGCGATGGCTAAGAGCCAAAACTTGGCTGATATCGCCAGCTCATCATCTGCGCGTGCAAACCTAGACGTCTACTCAAAGGCGGAGTCCGAAGCTCTAACCACTGCACTATCAAACGCATTATCATCAGGATCACAATCAGTAGACGTCAATCTCGGACTTACTGGTAGCGTTCTGAGGAGCCTGATTCAAAAGGGAAAAGAAACCCTGTCCGTAATGGACTTCGGGGCAACTGGCGACGGAGTAACCGATGACTGCCTAGCATTCCAACGGGCGGTATATGCTGCTTACCTAATGGGTGGCGCGCGCGTATACGTGCCAACTCCTGCGGTAGAGTACCGATGGACATATCCAGTATTTCTTTTTAGTAACACCGAACTGTTCGGTACTGGACCTTCATGCAGAATCGTCATGGAGAATCCAACGCTTTCAATGCGCGGTCGCGGCTGTATCGTCATTGGCTCAAGCTATGAAGTAAATCGCGATAAGGCAATAGCAAACTATAACGCTGGCACATTCCCAAATGCGTCAGTTACCGATACAACATTTGTTAACCCTGTTATTGGTGCATTCCTTCGCGATAATCAAAGCTTCGTTCAGTCTCATAACTGTTCGGTGCATGACCTTTATATCGTTGCCAAATATACTGGCACAACACTTGATGGTGGCTACGGCATTAACATGGTCAACAGTCAATATTGCTCTGTGTATAACATCTGGGGTGAGGGGTGGACTCAGCTCATTGGTATGGGGTCAGACGTAAGCCCTGAAACACCATCAAACTATGAGTGCCATGCTTATGACTTAGTTGTAGTTAACCCAAACCAGAGCAAGACATATTACTCCATCGGATTCATCGCCAACTCTAGTGACTGCTCAATAAGGAGAGCTAAACAATCTAAGCCAATTACTGCTGGCACGCAAAACGGCTCAGGAGTGGCAACCAACGCGACCGAGTATTGTGAGATTACCGATATTTTCATACCTAACCTTGGCCGCACCGTTTCATCTGAGGGTGTATTAATTAATAACTCCCGTGGAACGTCAGTCAGGAACATTTACATCGGTAACGCTGTAACAGCGGTTGCTACATACTTCACACTCACGGCGTTCAATGATACAACCAAGCCCAATATGATTGATGGTGTTACGGCTGTTGGCTGCGACCAGGCCATAGGCATTCGTGCTAAATATGCAACTTTCGATAATGTCAGCTCAAGCAACTGCATTCAAGAAGTTTACTTTGGCAACCTGAACGCCTCTGGCAACGTACTTAAATTCAAGCCAGTATCATTCAAATTTTACACTGACCAGTTCCCACTCGTTTACTTCCAGAACAACACTGTAAAAGGTTATATTCCGCGCCTGAAGTACGTGCGTCCTGCTGACCTGATGCTCAGTGATAAATCAAGCGCACAGACAGTCAGCACAAACAAGAGCGTATCAACTAAGCCCTCTACTGACCTGCTGTTCCTGTACAACATCCCTGACTATATGAATGCAATTGTTGATATCCGATTCTTCATGACATTCGCAGCAAATTCGCTGACTGGTAATCCATCTGGAGCATCTAAGCTTCAGATGGACCTGCGCAGAATGGTGGCATTTAATGGCAATACAGGAACTGCGCCATACATTGAGTTAACAAACTCCAGAACATCCGTTTCTGATACCCTACTTGATACCAATCTTGTTATTCAGGCGACGGCAACAACGCCAGGATATATACCGCTGCGAGGCTCAGCTAATGGATTAGATGCAAGCCTTGACCTGCTTATCAGCATGACCAATAACGTTCTGAACAACGTGCTGAAAGAAGGCCAAATCACATATCTTGGCGAGTAGGTCACCGCGTGTTTTATTCAGCAAATTCACAGGAGCTTTCAATATATCAAGACTTGCTTGCGCAAAAGTGGCATAAGAAAGATATAATCTACCGATTGCCGTTGATGATTAATAGTAAGATGGATTTTCAGCCTAAGGAGACAAAATGATGAAAGCACTCAAGGTATTCGTGTTGTTTGTCATTTGTTATTTATTTCAATGTGCTTTGTTTGGCATTCCATTCTCACCGAACATAGCTTATAGGGCCTTATTCACATCTGCAGTTATTGCCTCTATTTACCCTGTTGTTACGAGCAATTGGTGGAAAAGGATAGTTCTGAAATCAAAATAATACTGAACATCACTGAAAACACATAAGGCTGCCAACTGGCTAATGCCGGTCACTTAAGGAAATGAGGCCCGTGAATTTGGGCCTTCGATGAAGAAAAATAGCGCTATAAGCCTGATTCCTTCATTATCCTTTGAAGCACAAAAATGAATTTGTATTCATAAAA